TGTGAAGCTACAGTTAAGTCAAGTGATAAAAATTTTGCGAAATTGTCCGTTGGTGGTTGGTTAATTTTGCTACTTGCTGGGTCCTTTTTTACATTTAAAAAATATCCTAAGTTAGGAGAAGTCTTCAGGAAGAAGGCCATTTAATATGGAAATACATGAATCTATATATTTAATGATTATGCTCTTGGCCCACGTGTTGCGTGGCGCAGGAACATTTACGTTCGAAGAAAAAATGAATATGATTAAGTTTGTATCGTATATTGTTAAAAATACGAATGTACCACTCTTAAACACCCAAAATACCAGCGGCTGCCAATCCCGTGAATGCAACCATAGCACCTCGTCCTACATTTCGCATAGCGAATAACTCAAACTCCTCCTCTGTTAATGTCGTAAAAGCACTCGTTACCGAATACGTTGCTAACAGAGTACATCCAAGACCTATCAATGAAAATGGTGGGTATGACATTTGTTCGACAACATTCAAACCCGTAAGACCCCAGTTTGTAAGTCCCAATACAGACCCATACATCGCCGCCCGTCCATTTACAACTTCAATATATGGAAAATTTGGTCCAGGTGGTGGAGGTCCTTCACTCCCATTAGATGCATTTGTTGTTGGTCGTTTTCGTCTTTTATTTTTTGGTGGAACTGTACCGAATTGTAGTTTGTGTATAATTGTTTTCATTCTTCCTTTTTAACGGATTTTTCCTTTAATAGTCTTTGTAAAATATATAAACCTAAAAATAAACCCGCGGATGAGTATATAGCTGAAAAATTTGAACCTTTTCTATACTGGTAAATAGTCCAGAGTGTACTGGCAATGATACCAGATACAACATACTCTGTGCTATAATATGAAATATCTTTAGTGTTTATTAATTTATTTGTGAGTATACCCATTTGTCCCATACCGATAAGTACGGCAACGAATGCAATTTTATCGTTTGTATCCATATTATAGTTATTAAAGAAATTAATTCTTATAGATATATAAAATGTCCCAAAAAACCCCAGAAAAGATTGTATCAAACTATGATTCTAAATCGAAACAGTCCAAGAATGTTGCACTGGAAATGAAGAAAATCGTTGAACGGTACCGAGGTAAACGCGTTACCAAGGAAAATGTATGCGTTTTGGTTTCTACACTCATGCTCCAAGCTCAAAAGCTTAAAAATATTTCCGGTCCTGATAAGAAAGAACTCGTCACGGACTTGATCTTTTCCATTATTGAACAAATCGATGAAGGTGATGTTGATACCGAATTCGAAACGCTACTCAAGGCTATGGTTCCAGGTATGATTGATAGTTTTGCCGTTATGTTAAAAACAAGTGCGGGGTGTAGAAAGTTGTTTGGATGTTTCAAATAATTAACATAATATAAAGTTTCTTCTCGTATAAATAATAATGAAGTTTCCAAATTTAGAAACCATGGTCATGTATGGTGTATACACAATCAGGGACCTTATTTTGTATTCCCAAAACAAACTCGTTAAACGCAATGTTACTATTTTGAATGAGTGTGATCACTGTTCCTTCGTTTTTTCCGGACCCACGTGTACTAACTGTAACGATATTAAAAATAATTCGCTCGTATAATCAAATGTCATATACTACTGTGACTACTTATACGACCAAATTAGGGAGTGAAAGTGAAGTCGAAAGTGACTGTATAAGTTGTTCAGAAAGACGGCTCATAAAAAAATTGAAACATACATTTTTTAAAAAAGGGTTTCGTTTACATCAGTTTTCGTCATGGGTCAGTCGAAAACATGGAACTTTAGTGATATGCCGGGAAACCAGTTACGGTGACGGTATATCACTACCTTGTGTTATGTGTCGAAAAATTATAGAAAAATACGATTTAAAGTGGATCGCACACGATGGTGAGAAATGGATTCACTCTCGGAAAACACCATGTCTTCCAAAATCACGACCCACGAACAAACAAAGAAAACATTTAGGTTTTGGTCTTAATGATTAAACCTAAAGCTGTTTCCAAGTTATTTTCGTTACGTTTGAGTGGCTTTTCCCTTTTCAAACGTAGTGTTTCGTTTTTACCGGACGCACTCGTTATATCACTTAGTTTTTTCGTATTTGAAACTATAGGTATAACACGTTCCGGTAAAGGTTCTATTTCTACTTCTCTAGGTTTTTCTACGTCGACTATATTGTTTTCTCTAAATTTATCTATTGTTAAGTCACCACCGAACTCAATGAGTCTTTGTCGGTGCGGTGCTCTTTTTATGGTTCCTATCTTATCGAAAAGTTTACGACGCATCATGACCATATTACCACATATGAGTCCACCGCGATTACACCCATACTTATCGATTGCGTATGTTTTCATGCAACTCCATGAACAGAAGTTACCGGACGTATAGAATTTATTTCGTCGTTCGTCGTGTTTATGGGGCATGCTTAAAGCCGTGCCCTCAAATGGATGGCAACACCACCAACACCACATTCATAAGTTAAACTTACTTTTTTTCTTTAAGTTTAATTACATTGCAAGCATTATGAGCATGGCACATGAAGATATAGAAACGAGTGAAGATGCGACCGTACCAATTTGAACACTTGGTTTTTCGTAAAACGCTTTTTCTTCTTCGTCTTCGTCTTCACTCGAGGGTGATGGTGTAGGTGTAGGTGTAGTTTCCAATGGTGTTGTAGTTGAATTGGGCATTGGCGCGGGTGTTCCCTCGGTAGAACCGTCCGTTGTCTGATTATTACTCCCGCAATTCTGTTCTATATTAACACCACTCTCTTTTAAATCACCGACATCCAAATCTGCTATACAAACGGCAACGGTTTTACTACAAAGTGCGTCTATAGTACCTTCGGGGACATATTTACCCGTACTAGACGCACATACATTACCCCAACACTTATCCGTACCATCAAAATTAGATCTATACTCGGTAGGCATTTTTTTAATAGATTCACGTGTAGGATACGTTACTTTACACCCCGGTAAATCCTTATTTTCTTCAGTTAAACACTTATTCGTCACGACGTTATAACACCCACAAAATGGATCACTTGGGTTCGCGTCGCAATACTTTGAGGCAAGTTCATCGTAAAGAGTTTGTCCGAGACTATCTGATTCTTTCGTACATAACATAGCATCGGTTTTTATCTTATCACCTTGTTTACAATAGTCTTTTGCTAATGCCTTTGCATCAACAATCGATCTACACTTACTAGCATTACCACTCTCTGACGTTACTCTATCCTCTAATCTATCGGCTCTATCACAATAGTCTGTTACCAGTTTATCATACATATTTTTTCTTGGATCATTCGAAACAGTAGAAGCTTTTTGTTCGCGGTGTAAAGTTCGGAGACGACCTAACCCAGAACCAGTTTTAACATTGTATACACACGAGATTTTCTGGAATCCTTTCCAATACGCGTCTCCACCGGGACACGGTTTACCCTTTTCGTATACACCTGGACTTGGAGATGTTAACCACTGATCGCTATCACCAGCATCAGATGCTTTTGTTATAGCTGGAATATGTCCCCATTCATGTGGTTTCCAATCTACCCGCTTACCATATATCGTAATATCTTGTCGCATCCGACCTTCATTTATATTTTGTGTAGGTATATCTATCCTCTGTACAGCGTTCATTCTATCACCTCGTTTATACCATCTATGGTCTCGACCACCTGACCCTTTACCTTTACCGTGACTATTACCATCGTGTAAATTTGGTATATTATCACCTTCACCTAAAATATATGCATATCCCGTATAATTTGGATGTTCAAAAACAAGGTAAGATGTATTTTTACAATTACCATAAATCTTAGCAGATGAATCTCTATCATTAATCCACGAATCACCTTCAGGTTTTGAACTATTAAAAGATTTCCATCGTTGACCTGTATAATCTGGGTGTTCCCATAATCTTATTTCACATGAATCGACCATTATTACTACTCTGTACTGAGATTTTTATAAATCGTCGAGAATTTTATTTAATTTATCCGTGTCACCTTCTTTAGCGGCGACCAAAACTTCACGGAGTTTATCTTCATCGCTCGTAACTTTTTTAAATTCACCATACACGAGAAAGTGCATACTACCCTCCTTTATAATATCCCCATTTTCAGTAAGGTACTGGCGGACTTTTGTTTTATCACCTTCACTCATTTCGAGTCCCGTTCGTGCGTATATCACGAATACGACAAGTAAGATAGTGACTGCGATAGTAATGTTTTTCCTGGTAAATAACTTCATCATTTAGTATAAAGTAACATTTTTTCTAAGTAAAAATATTTTGTAATCTATAGTAATATAATACAATGGGTGGTGGCGGAAGTCAATCTGTAAGACAATCTATAGATATAAAATCGACAACATCAATTCTTGAAAAGAATATACAAAAAAATTCACAAAAAGTTCAGGCTGCAGCAACTGCCGCCAACAAACTTAAAGTAAAATTGGGTGATGTTGTAGGGTGTAATCTTGATTTCACTCAAAAAGCAACAGCCGATGCACAATCATCAGCAACTTCAGCCATTGAATCTATTGCGGAATCGAAGCAAGAAATTGCAAATGATATGAAGAGTAAAGTTGCGGCCGCTCTGGAAAAAACTTCAGAAGCTGGTAATTTCCAGTTCGGTGATAAATCAAATACGGAAATTGATATCAAGAAAGATATTCAGACGACAGTTGAAAACGTTTTTGAAAAGGAAAACCTCCAAAGCGTTGTTGGTAATGCAGTTGCAACCAACGAAGCAGAAATAGAAATCGCCAAATTTGATTGTACGGTTGCTGGTCAACTCGATGTTACACAAGACGCATCGGCTAAAGTTGCAGCTGCAGCCGTTATGGGTGATGTGACTAAAAAGTTAATGGAAACTAGTTCCATTGCCAAAGTGGTAGATGAAGTAGACGCAAAACAAAAAACTGAAAACAAGGGGGCTGCCGATGTTGTTGATTCAGCGGGTGATGCCGCCGCTGGTATTATTGGTGCTGCGACTGGACCAATGCAGTACGCGATCATTGCAGTAGTTATAGTCTGTTGTCTTCTCATGATTGGGGGTGTTGCGATAGCAATGTCACCCGCGGGACAAAAGGGATTGAATAAGGGATTTAATCAAATGAGTAGAGGTGGTGGAATGCCAATGATGATGCGTAGATAATAAAAGCTTAAAGAACTTAATTTTCTTTATATTATGATTTTAAGTATAGATGTCGGTATACGAAATTTAGCAATGTGTATGCTCGACGAAACGTCTAATCTTATTGTTCAGTGGGATGTTTCTGGTGTACCTCCTGAACATAAAGACGGCTTATTTGTTTCTTTAAGAGACCATTTAGATGATAAACCATGGGTTTTACAAGCGGATACGGTTCTTATTGAAAAACAACCCGATAAAAATAGAAAAATGAAAATGGTCGAACACTTTCTTCATACCTATTTCGTTATACGTAACCCTAAAGCGGAAACGATCATTTACGATGCACGTTTCAAAATACCCGATTTTGCGGGTCCTGGTAAAGCCATGTATACGAAACGTAAGAAGGCATCTATTGAGCGGTGTCAACAATTCATATGGAATAATACAGTAAATGCACACTGGATTCCTATATTCAATGCGTCTAAAAAGAAAGATGATCTTGCTGATACGGTCATGCAAGCCATTAGTTTCACGAAACGTATTGAACCTATACAAAGCGTTTCGAAAAAGTCGAAAAAACTTGTTCCTCGTAAACCGAACGAGAACCAAAAACGAACGCGGTACTCTAAATCAAATTTAGCGTACATTTATAAGAATAAAACCGAACTCGAGGTTCTCGAAAATAATAAACGGTTTATGAAAGATCTTAAACGGTACTATAAAAGTATAGACGATTTAGTTAAGGATCTAACGGTCGTATAATGAATTATATCTTTTCATTACCTCGTCTAATTTGAAGTTTTCATAATTCATATCTGGACTGTTTAAATCTATACAGTGTACGTTCTTAAAAACGTCAGGTGTTTTATTTTTCAATTCCCAATATACATCTAACATAAATTCACCTACGTGTTCGGTTTCGATTGTGTTTCCGACCATTATAGGTTTAAAATCTCTAATTATATTAGTTGGGTATTTTTTAGATGCAAAAATATTAGTATAAATATAATCGTCTCTCATTTTTTCTATAGGTATTAAACCATTTGGTAAGACGTAAAAAAAGTTCCAATCAGGTAACATTTTAAACATATCGTCTATATCCAAATCATTATTTACCCTATAAAAATTATCGTATTCGAACTGAACCATATCAACGGGTATATCTTTTAGACCCTTCAAAACTCCTAAATCGTGACCATCCGTATCGATTTTCAAAAAGTTTATACTCGAAATGTCATTTTTTTTACAATAATCATAAAGTGTATTATCTGTATCATTTAATCCACATTTATTAACGGTAACGTTTTCCGAATCATAATTAACTTCCTTCTTATACATTGTATACTCGTTTGTGTTTTCCCAACTCTTACCAGATGGTTTAAAAACAGGATCAAATAAGTGTAAAGACATATCTTCATTTATTTCAATTGGAAATACCGAACCAGTTGCACCCACGTCAAAAATACACGCCCCGGGTGTATTCTTGATGATAGATCTTAATAATTCTAACTCACCGTTCACATTATGGTTACAACATATTCTGTAGCTAAAATAAGGTAAATTATATTTCTTTTCTTTATCTTTTACGGTTATGATTTCGTCTAACCTTGGCTCCATGATATATTAACATTATTCCAAAACTTTAACTAACGTAAATTCTTATCAGCCGTATAATATGTCTTCCCCTTAACAACAAAACTGTGTACGCGCGCATACGCCCACGCTTGTGGACTTGCACCTGGTCGATGTCCAGTTCGCCATGCGGCTAACCCACGATCGTATACTGTTTTTAAAGTTTTCAATGGTATACCTGTCACTTTGGATATATCTTTCAGTTTCGTTACACCTGGATACCTTTTACGAAACTTCGATGTATAACTCGATGTTCTCGTTTCAACTTTTTTATCTGTTTTGAAAGGTGTGTAGTCTTTTTTCAACATCTTTTTGTACCTCAATTCAACGTTTTTAAGTGTACTTAGTCCCCTGAAATACTTGAGTGGTGCATATATTTTACCCTCACTTTTACGAAGTTGGGTAATTTTTTTACGAATATCGCTCTCGGATAACATCTTAAAGATTATGACCGTAGTTACAATAAATGGAGAAAAAAGTACTCGATCATGGTTTCGTTAGACTCGTGGATTATATGCCGAGAGAAAATCTTGATACGTCAATTGTTCAAGCCGCCCGGGTTTCTTACGGAGAAGGTACGACGACATCGAGAGGTGATGCGGGTCTTATTAGATATTTAATGCGTCATTGGCATAACACGCCGTTTGAAATGGTCGAGTTTAAGTTTCATATCAAAATGCCTATATATATTGCTCGTCAACACATGCGACACAGAATGGCAAGTGTGAATGAATACTCGGCGCGATATTCCATAGTTCCAGAACAATATTATAAACCGGACGTTTTACGTGGTCAATCAAAAGTAAACCACCAGGGTTCGGAAGGTGAAATTGATATTAACACTGATCGTGAAAATGCGTTAAATAAACACTTTGATAATTCATATGAAATATACAAATACCTACTCGATGACGGCGTGTGTAGAGAACAAGCGAGAGGTACACTTACCCAATCGACATATACTGAATTTTATTGGAAAATAGACTTACATAATCTCATGCATTATCTTCGTCTAAGAATGGAACTCGGTGCACAAAAAGAAATTAGGGAGTACGCCGAGGCTATTTATGAACTTGTACAACCACTGGTACCGATTACCATGAAAGCATTTATGGATTTTAGAATGAATGCAATCCAGTTATCAGGACCAGAAATTGAAGCTATCGCAAATGGTACACCAATTGAATCCGTAGGTGAACGTCGAGAATTTGAACAAAAGTTACGACTGTTGGGTC